TTTTTACATAGGCGATGTTGTCCCATGTATCGAGGATGCGGTAATAGTATGACGGGGATGCGTTGTAAACCCATGTGGTGCCTGACGTGGTAAGCTGGGTGGCGCTCACTCGGGCGGTCACGGTTGCCTCTTCCCCGGTTCTGACGTTGACAATGGTTTTCCCAATTACCGAACCGGGCTGCCCGGATGCAATAGCCGGGAAATTGGCGTCAGGGTCTATAAGGGTATTCCCGGCTGAACCTGAGCCGACCTTGGAGTCGATGGGGACAAACCAGTTCTTCCTGAACCTGCCCATGAAAAGGATGTTGGAGTAAGGGTTGTTTGCCCAGTCAGCAAGCATGGTGCGCTGGTGAAGGTCATAATACTCCATGTCGAGATCGGCATAGATAACGACCCGGTGGCCGTAGGCAAAGTCGCCCTCTGAGTTAGGAAGACAGGAAGACGCTTCAAAATTGTAATTGTCGATGTCGATCTTGGTGAAGCGGAAGATGTCGAAGGCGATGTAGTCGTACACGGTGGAGTAGGAGCCGATGGTGTAGTAATCGCCTGATGCCCACTGATTATCGCTCCCGCCTGAAAGCGGGGTGGTGATAACTTCGGTTGCCGATACGATTTGAGTGATGATGGCAGTTGAGCCGTCGGTGGTGTTCTTTATCCATGAGCCAAGCATGGCATTGGTGAAGGCGGCCCCGGTGTCGGTAAGGTGCAGGCCGTTGGTGTCGGTAACGTCAACCCGCTGCGTACCGCCGACGGGAATCTTGTAAAACCACTCCAGATCGAGGGCGGTGGTGAGGGTTTTTACCAGCTTGTAAGTCTTCCCGGCGTTGAACTCCTCCATGGTGATGCCGTAATCGCCTTCGGTATGGCGGTCAAACCCGGCGTCAAGGTAGAAATTGTTATAATCGGTATTCCCGGCAGTCCATGTGTCGGTTCCGGTTTCGCTGTAGGAAGCCCAGCCGTCGTCAGACTCGCAGTCGTCGATGGTAAGATAGGCATTGGCTTCCGGGATGCCAGCTTCATATACTTGGGTATCCTCTTTTTTAATCATCAGGACGGGTTCGGTGTGGTTTGTATAGTACACCCGGTCCTTAAACTGCTCGAAGTTCCCAAGCGAAGGGGCGCGAGAGCCTGTGGTACTCTGTTTGGTCAGGGTTATGCCCGGCGGAAGGGCAAGGGTGTCCCATGTCGGGTTGGGAGTTGCTAAGGGGTTGTACTTCTTGAGAGAAGGAATTGCCCCAGTAGTGTCGTCACCATCGGTTGCGGCGTAGAACTCTTTCAGCTCTTCTTCAAGGGCGGTCAGTCCATAATAGCGGAACAGGGATAGCACCTTAAATCCGGTGTTCCCGGCGTTCTTGGAAAGGGAGCTGGCATACTGGCGGATTAGCCCTTCCCGGACTTCAAGGTTCCCGTTGTTGATAAGGAAGTTCTCAAGCTCGTACAGGATGCCGGGAGAGGGCTTGGCAATGGCAGAGTCCCGGCGGTCAAGTCCGAACGGGCCTGTTAAGTGCAGGTACACCTGTTTTTCAGCCATGGGTGTTCTCCGATGGAGAAATGGTCCTGTTGTTATGGCCCCGTATCTTCTCGGAAACAAACTTCTTGGCCCGGAGGTATTCGACCTGAGACAGCTTGTCGATTCGGTCTATCCGTGCGGCAGACTGGCTGGCAGAGTCGGTACGGTACACCTTAATGTCGGCAAGCGGGAAGACCCGGTAAATAAGAAGATAAGGGAACTCGGTTGCGATAACATTAGTTTCTGTGTTTTCGGCCATGGCGGTTTCCCGATAGAGATAGGGAACGTACCCGGCGCGATTGATTTTGTAAGTGTCGCCTGATGTCCAGTTATTGTCTGAGCCGCCGGAAAGGGTGGCGGTGAGCTGGGTGGTGCTGGTGACGGCGGTGATGAGGGCGTTGGAGCCGTCAGTTATGTTTCGGATGGAGTGGCCGACGTAGGAGCTGGCAAAAGATGCCGCTGCGTCGATAAGGGTTGTCGTTGCCGAACCAGCGGTTGCGGAGCCGGAAGCTATGAGCTTAAGCGGAGGATAAAAGGAGAGTTTGTTCTGGAAGCGGAAATAATGGTAATCGGGATAGTCAACCCCGGTCGCTGACCTGTAGTTCGGGTCGGTATGCTCAAGCCAGACAACATCACGCTTTTCCGCCCGCTCATCACCGAACATGACGTTCAAGAGGGGGTGGACTTGTATGAAGTCGGTGGGGACGGTGTAATCGGCTTGCTCTTCTATGCCGTGTACCGTCCATTCCTTCCACGGGTAGAGCAAGTCCTTGGTGCATTCGTAGGACATGTCGTTGAACCATGCGTTCAGCTCGTCGTCCCGAATGAAGTTTTCCCTCGGCTCCCGTATCAGTGAGCGGATTCTGGTTCTTAACTCTGAAAGGTTCATAAGCGCCTCACTTTAAAAAAAGAGGATAAGGAAAGCCTGTGACGATGAGCTGGTCCTTATCCTCTTTCATGTTGTAGGCTTTCCGGTAAACTAATTCAATAGATGCTCCTGATTATGAGCCTTTGGCCCAAATTCCCCTAACCGCTGTTACCTGCCATGCACCCGTGTCTCCCAACGACGCGAGCCTGACATAATCACCTTTTTTGGATGTTGCAAGGGTATTTATCAGAGTAACTCCGTCATTATTTGCTCCGGCATACGATATTCCGTCAGCGTTGTCCGGGTCAATGGTGATCTGGCATTTTCCATCTTCCCCCATATTGACAAAGGTGAAGGAATTGCCGATAGCGATTCCGGGGAGAGTGAAGGTTTGGGAAGTCTTGATGTAGAAGGTTTTTCCTGAGTCCGTGGTGATGACAACGGTATATGCCGCCGTCTTTTCTACTGCGCTTTCATCAATCACTATGGAAGTGTCGATGCCGTTTGGAAAACTGCTGGTTTCGAGCGTCATGGTAGTATCCTCCTGTTAAAGTTATATAATGTATCTCCCGGAAAGTCCGGGTCGTCACACGCTTAAGTTATTCGTCCCCGCGCCGATGGCGGTCTTCTCCATAAGGGCGGTCGTAACAGGTGGTGCAGTAGTAGCGCTCACCCTCTCCGATCTTGATAAGCTCTTTAAGCCAGAACGGCTGGCCGCAGCGCCTACAAGTTCGGGTCTTTAGCCCGTCCGGGTAGGGAAGGGAAACGCTTTCCGCATCCAGCTTTTCTTTTACGCTGTCAAACCCCATGATTTGTTCCTATGCCGACAAGTAAAGGTGAGTTTTTATCGCCAATCATCCTTGGGGTAGACTCAACAAAAACATCCTTGAAGACCTTTTCCATTGTCTGCTTAAGTGTTTCTGCATTGTAAAGCTGACAATGTTCTATTTCTGATACCCCGAAATTTTTTACCGGGACAGACACTATCACCTTTCCGTTTTTATCCTTGAGTAATGATGCCATTCGCCTAAGAAAATCAACATCGTCAACCATGTGTTCAAGCACATGGGAAGAGATTACATAGTCGAAGAGCTTTCCATTGGGCTTGTACTGCCTGAAGTCAGCCACCTCTGCCTCAAACCCCTTCCTTTTGACCTCTTCTATCGCAACAGATGAGAAGTCAATCCCATAGCATTTGCTTTTTCTCTCATCTCGAAGCATTTCCATTAAGTATCCCTGCCCGCACCCTACTTCCGCAACGTCTTTTCCTTCTTCGATTAACGTGCAAATAAAGCTCCACTCAGTAGGATAGATGCGCTTGAACCTTTGAACCTTATCTGCAAAGTGCCGCTCCTCCCAGTATTGGGACTCGCGCGCTTTTTTCTTCAATATTTTCTCATTAACCTTATCGAACTTTGAGTCGTAGTATGCCTGAACGTAAATATCGTTGACGTTGTTGTATCCTACATGGTCGCATTGAACCAGCGTATCAACATAGACCTTATACCCGGCCTTTTTTGCATTTTCGCAGAAGATAAGGTCGTGTCCTTTTTGCCGCTCTCCCCGTTCCCAGCTCCATTTGTCATAGAAACAGGGGAACCGCATTTTGTTGAACACATCCATGTCAACCATAAGGCAGCCAATTCCTGCCCAGTCAACCTCGACCAGATGATTTTCATTGTCGGGGAAAGGAGCATATCCTTTTTTCCAGTTAATTTCTTTTGTGTTGATATATTTTCTCCCCTTTTTCCACCCGGCAACCGGGCTGTGGGGAGGAGATTTAAGATAATAAAGACCTGATACAATAGGAAGGTCACGGGACAAGAGCTTGGGGATGGTGTCGAAAGGGAACTCCATGTCGATGTCCATGAAGATTACCTTTTCGCACTTCCATTTCCACGCTTCTTTCACAATAGTATTCAGGGAAGCAGACTTAATAGAAGCCTGCCCCCTGATTACTATGTGTTGCCGTGGTTTGAACAGGCCAAGGAAGTTCCAGAAAAAGGAGCTGTTTACCTTGTCCTGATTGTTGCAAAGTCCGATACAGATTTTGTATTCATGCCACGGCTTGCTCATTCACCACCCCTATATGGCTTTGCGTTTTTCAAGCAGGTGCTTGTTCAGTGTGACCAGATAGCGGCCATGAGCAAGGGCCGGGTCGTTTCCCACGATATTGTAGATTCCTACAATCTTGAGGGGGTCGGCGGTCCCGGTTGAGATTGCTGAGTAGTCAATCTCGGTGTAAGACTGCCCGCTTCCAGCCAGTCCGGTTGCAGGGTTAATGAGCGGACATGTTGCTCCGATCTTGGCCTGCGCGGTGGTTGAGCCGGGGTCAGTCGTCCCGTCAGACTGAAGTTCAAACACGGTATCGGGGTCGTCATACACCCAGCAATCGGCAGCAGGGGTTGTCCCAGCAGCGATGTAGTTGTTAGCGACGCCGATCACATTGTTTGCCCCTCCGGTGGTTTTAAGGGCAGCTACCTGTCCGCCAGTCCGCAGGCACACAATTCCACCCCGGTAGATGGCGGACGTAACAGTCGCCTTGTACTTGGTCAGCCGGGGAGTGTCTTGGCTCCTCGACATAACAGCATTCAGGCCATGAGGATAATCAACATTAGCCATGGTAAATACCTCCTAAAGTTAGAGTTTCAGCATCCTGTACTACGGCAGGGTTATTGTTCTACGGCCACCTGCCAGACCAAAAGCGCCGAAGGAGGCAGTACAGGGTTACGCGCCGGAAGTTCCGTACACGCCTTTGTAGTCTACCCATCCAGTCGAGAAGCGGCTGTAGATGAAATAGAGCAGGTTGTCGGTTAAGTCCTCGGTCGCCATCTTGGTCCGGGGACGCTCTCTCCAGATGAACTTGACCTGATGGTCGGACGGAGCGGCCAAGAGATACCATGCGTCGGCATCTACGGAGCCAAGCCAGTACGGCCATACAACGTAGTCAAGGTTGGTTGCTATCCGGAGGGCGTTGATCGCGTTCTCAGCGTTCTCGGGATACTTTTCGCTCTGGAGCAGCTCGATTGCTTTCTGCTGGAGCTGATGAGGAATGAGCAACATCTTGGGCGGCTTGTACCACGGCAGCCCGGACTCATTGGTCATAGCGTAGAAAGCATTGACCGCGGCCCACAGGGATGTGGCCGTGAGGTCTGCATCAGTTGACGGTCGGTTGGACTGGGTCCCGCCACCTTTGAGAGCGTGGGAAGTGGAGAACAGGTACTCAGTCGTCGAGCGGTTAGAGGTCTGGTAGCTGGGGAGTGCGCTGAACCCGGTCGAGAACACGCGGGAGGCGTAGTAGTTGATGGTCGCTTCTACTGACTCACGCATGGAGTTGGGGAACTGGCGGATTACGCCATAGCGCTCATCGGCCTGAGCCTCATGGGTGATGGTGGAATAGAGGCCATAGGCGATGTGCTCCAGCTGGGTCCACCACGCTTCGCCCGCGTCGGCAGCGGTGTAAGCGCCACCTTCGTCTTTCTGGACAAGCATGGGGTAACCTTTGATAGTCATGTACTTTTTGAACTGACTATCGTGGGTCTCCATGTTGAAGACACGGCTGATAACGCTGTCCGGCTGGGACTGCTCCCATGGCCCGAACAGGACTTCATCAAGCCCCGCCTTCATCAGGTTGGTGTTATTGGCACGAATGATAGTCATTGTTTAATCCTCCACTGAGCGAGGTTAGGTTTATCGTTGCTCTTTGACGCTGTCGAACAGGTCCTTGAACGCCTTCATGCCGCCTTTTCCTGACTTCTTAAGAGCCTTGTCGAGATCAGAGATGTTGGCCTGAATCATGTCCTCCATTTTCTTGGATTTCGTAATCCGGGACTCCATCCGCTGCCGACGGTTCTCTATGGAAGTTCGCATCATGACATGGTGGGGGATGTTGACGGTTGTATCAACCGGAGCGCTCCCCATCCTTTCAAGGATTTCCCTTGCCATGGCTACGTTCTCTTTTGAGGTGGCCGGGTCATTCATTGATTTCTTCAAAAATTCACGCTGGGCATCGACCTTCTTCGCCGCTTCCGCACTTGAGGCTGCCGGGTCTACTTCATACCCCTCGCGCTTGAGCTGCTGAATGCGCCGGGGGTTGTTTTCGGCCCAGTGGTAATGAAAGCGGGGGTCCTTGCCCTCATAGCGGAAAAAGTCTTCCGGCTGCACAGGTTCGCATTCACCGGGTTCCAGTCTTTCAAACTCTTTGCTATCTTTTCCCATGAGTTATCTCCCTTTCACAAAGTTATCGAGCCGTTTGGCCACGCTTTTGATTTTGTCTTGAGGGATGCCAAGTTTCGCCATAAGAGCAGCACCCTGTTCATCGAGTTCCGGGTCGTCAACGGAAGTGGCAGGCATACTGGCGGCGCTTTCGGCGGCAAGTCCCTGCTGGGAACGAAGCCGCTCAATTACCCGCTGTTCGCCTTCTTTCCGATACCGTTCAGCCAAGTCGTCCATTGAACTTGCTGGTTTTACAGGTCCGTTCGAGGGAGGAGCTGGCTGGCTGGCAAACCGCTCCGGAGAAGGTTCGTTTCTCACCTGCTTCCCGGTCACTGTCGCCCGGTGCTTGGCAAGAAGGTAACGGACAAGCTCTTGGTCGGCCTGAGTCGAAAGCACCACGTCTTCCGGAACTCCGTAGTAGTCGGACTCGTAGTTCTTAAAGTCGGGGATGCTCTTAACGCGGGCTTCCTGCTGCTTCTGGTCCCGGATTACCTGCTTGGCCGCTTCCATCATAATGGGGTACAATGTCTGGAAGGGCTTCTGGTACAGGTCTTCCCGGAGCTTTTCTTCGATCTGCTCGGGAGAGAACACCGGGGCTTGTGCAGGCTGCTGTATGGGGGGCGGGGGAGCTGCTGTTTGCCGCTCCGGGTACAGGCTTTCCCAGCTGAACGGCTCAGGCGGCTGTTCAGTGAACTGGGACTTCATCGCCTCCAATTCAGCCTTGAGCTGGTTGTTCTTTTCGATCTCCTCCTTGAACCGTGAATAAGGGATTGCTTCTTCGTGGGGCTTGGTGCTCATGGTTGCGTCAGGTGACGGAGCTGACAGGTTAACGTCGGGGGCAGCGGGTGATTCTGCCGTTACACCCTGAGCAGGGGACGGGGCTGGCTCGGGATTAACGTCCTGTTGATTCTTCGGCATACTTTCACTCCTGAAAAGTTGTTATTAAAAACAAAAAACCTGCCGCTCATGGAGATTAGGAGAGGGAACTCCATGAAACGGCAGGCGAGGCCCCGTGAGCGAGATGCTGGGGGGGTTGACCTGAATTAATATCGTTCTATGTCATTAGCTGTTGCGATTGCTATGTTAAGCTGCTCACCTTTTCCTTTCGGCTGTGAGATCGAACTTATCCCGCCATCCTTAAACCAGATTTGGATTCCTCCGGTATGATGGCCGTTGACAAGTGATAGTAATATCTTTACTACCCATTCTATCTTTAAATTGTTATTTGTCAAGATTTTGTCTCTTCCAATTTTTCTTGACGCTCCTTTTCAAAGCGCTTGGCGACATTGATAACGGAGCGGATTTCATCTATTGCCCACTGGACGCCGTTTGCAAACCCGCGGTGATGATAGAACTCCGACGGCTCCTTGACGGCAAACCCTTCCTTCTTGCGCTGGAAAATCATGTAATCGGCCTCAAGCCCCACTTTCTGCTGATAGCGCTGGATAAGGAACTTTCCCGCCGCTGAGACGGCAAAGTCCTCTACCCTCATCCCCATTTCTATCATTAAGTCTCGCTGTGCCTGCTCGTCCATGCGTATCCCCTATTTTACATAAAACCTATTGCGATTTTTTATATCTCCTAGTATCGTGTCAGCCCACTTTTTTTGAGCCGGGGTAAACTTTCCGGCAGAAGGGTCTCCTGTGATAATCCTGCTCACAAGGGTATCTTTTAGGGATTGAACATTTTCCGGCTTCGCATACTCCGTTCCCTGAAATGATTTAAGCTGTTCCGGGGTAACATCAAAGTCATAATTATATTTCTTCCCGCGCATAAACAATCTGATCGCTTCGTTTTTTGCAACCGCCCCCTGCTGCTCTGGTGCAAGTTTTGAATAGGGGTTAAGAATAATTCGGTTGTCTGCTGCCGCCATACCTGAAACATGAGGATTTTTCTTGAAGTATTTCAGCTCACTTTGAAATGGCTTTCTGACTTCATATCCAAATGTTTCGTAATCCGCCATTTACATTTCTCCTCCGGCTGGCATCCCTCCTGACATATCAGGCGGGGCAAGCTGTGGGTTGCTGGTACGCGGGTTGCGGCCTCCCCCTCCCTGCATGGCCTCTAAAATCTGCATGGCAATGGGCTGGATTTCAGGCGGGAGTGCGGAAACGGGGATTGACTCATCGGGATGCAGGAAGCGCTGGGCGTTCCGGTAATTATAGAGATTGCCGATTTCGCGCGCTACTTCATCGACGTTCAGGCGGCCTCCGGCGATATTGCCAAGCATGGTGACAATCTGCGGGAAGGTCTGCTGCTTAGAGTATTTGCTGTACTCGGACTCGATGGTGGTGGCAGCGAAGGAAACGTCCATGTCTTCAAGCAGGTTGTCTTCGGATATGCCGATTTGCTTGCCGTTGACGATAAAGTCCATGTTCTTGAAGATGGAGAAGGTCTGGCGCAAAAGCGGGTAAACGCGCTGGAGCAGGGGGCGAAGAGTAAGGCGGTCGGACATCTGGATAAAGAGCTGGAAGCGGTCTGACGACTCGTTAATCATGGAGCGGACTTCCCCGTAGGTTTCGCGCTTGCTTCTGCCCACGCCTAAATTATAGGACGTGACCCCGGACGCTTTCTCCAGCTCCCGGTCAAGCAGTTCATGGATTGCCTTGTATCCCATGAGGTTTGCTTCGTTGGGAGTTTCTATCATGACATCGTCGAAACTGTCAAGGAACCAGATGGCACCGGGCACTTGGGGGATGTCGTTTCTGGTGAGGTTGGTGCGGTTAAGGACTTTAACAATGCCGTTAACAAGGCGCTTGTGGTTGTCCATGTAAAGGTTGTGCAGGTCGGTCTGCTCGTTTATGAGGGATTCCACTGAGGAGATTGCCGACTTGCCGTAGAACTCTCCGGGATTTACGGAGTAGATTGAGGAAACAAACGGCTTCAAATAGGTTATCTCCCCGGTATAGTTGTCGAGAACCTTGAACCCGGACGGCTCACAGCGGATGATAAGCTCAATGGTGTCTGCGTTCGCATCGTCAAGCACTCCGGTAATGATGTATTCGCCAAACACTCCCTTTTGGTGCTCGAACTCCCCGTGATATTCGATCAGGTCAAAGATGGGCACGATCTTATCTTCCACGGACACGGACTCAGCCCCGGTCATTTTGAAGGACTCGCCCTTTTTGCGCTTGCCCATTTCTTCGAGCTTGTCGAGGTTGACGTAGATGGGCTTGTTATTGGCGTTGACGAAGCGCTTGATCTGGTTTAAGTCGCGCTTGAACTGGTGGAAGCAGTAGCGCATGGACTGGATGTCGCCGGGTCTGCGGGCAAGGGGGTCGGGGAAAAAGGATTCAAGGTCGAGATATTCCACGCAGGGCCAGAACTGCTTCATGTAGGTCTTGCAGATGGCCGTCCCCTTGATGGGCGCGGCTTTGAACAGCTCTATGGAGGTCAGGTAAAAGTTTACTTTCCTGTCCATTACCCACATGAGCCATGTCTGCTGGTCGGCAAGGACGGCAGGGTCCATAAGCGGGTGCTTCATGGTCAGCCATTCGGCAACGGAAAAGATGGAGTTGATAACCTTGGCGGAGATAACTTCAGCGATGTAGTCGGCCTTGGGGAGGACAAGGTTTGACTCACCGACTATCCTGCTCTGGATTTGCTCATTCTTATACATCTTCTCCCACGTCTTCCACTTGTCCTTCTTGGAGTTGACGATGCGCTTGGATGCTTTCAGGCGCTCGTTCAATACCTCCTTCGCACGTTCGAGCATGGCCGGGGTGGGACGCGGAGCCACCTCTTGCTCTTCAATGAACTCCATATTCAAGCCTTCCCCGGTTTCCGGGTAAATAATATCATCAGGCATTTTCAGTCCCTCCCTGTTCGTCTTCGTAGGAGATAGTGTAGAAGGTGGTTGCTCCGCACGGGCAGATCAACATTTCAAAAGTTTCCGGCTCTTCTTCAGACACGGAGCAGTCGCTATTAATAGACTCAAGCGTATTATGACAGTTTAAACACTCTACGGTCAAGGCTTTACGGCTCCTATTGTTGCGACGATAAGGTTTCTCAAGTGGTAAATGCAGGCAAAGCAGTCCTCGATCATTATCCGCTTGTTACCGTCGCGCTCAAGAAGGGAAGCAAGGCTAGAGAGGACTTCGTCAACAGTCGCCAGCTCATTGCTCAGGTTTAACTGCTTTCCTTCGTGAATAATATCTTCCATTTTCTTTGAATATCTCATAGCCGCCGCGGGCCTCCGATTCTTCCGTCATCCACCACGTTGAGTGTTTCTTGCCTTTCAGGAGCATCCCGGTTGAAGGGACGCGGCTTGGCCAGTGCCCGGTTGCATCCGGCTTCAGGCCGAACTGCTTTGCGGTTGCATAGTCGTATCCGGAGCCTTCGGGGTCGAACTTGTTCGGGGCCGGGCTTCTCATTACTTTTGTCGGCATGTTTATCTTCCGGTAAACGGGTTCACATCGTATCTCATAATCTGCTGCTTGGTGTGCGGCCGCTTCTCGTAGGCTTCTATTTCACGGAGCGCGTGGATTGCCCAGTTTAAGGAGTACACGGCGTCGTCGTGGTACTTGGTTCCGGGCTTGTGGCCGAACTTGGGAACCGCCCCGTCCATCTCATGCTCGAACTCTTTCATCTCTTTTATGAGTATGGGAAGCTCTCCCGACCCTCCGTTAACGCGCTCATTCACTGATGGAAGCCCTTCGGGGATTGCAAGCCGCTCTTCTTTGACCAGCTGGTGCAGTTTTGTGAAGGAAGCTACCTGAACTTTGTCGATAGGATGGATAATTTCGGCCATTATGCCTTTTTCCAGACACCACTGATGAATATCTGAGGCTTGATACACTTCAAGGGCGACATTATCGAGCCGATAGCGCTTGTGATCGCGCCAGATCGCCTCTTTTATCTTCGTGTCGGACGAGTCTTCGATTAATTCTTGGTTTAAGACGCAAAAAAACTCCTCTCCGCGCGTTTTTCCCTTCCCGACGACGGTCCAGAAGGTCGAGTCACCGTGTTTTGAGTATGGAAGGGCGCGGTCAAGCCCTCCGCCGATCTGAAATCGCGTCCCGAGCTTCCCTTCCCAGTCCGCAAGGTCTTTTTGAGTGACCGGAGCGCGGTAATCTTCACCGTTTGACACTGCGCGGCCGATTTGTTCGGGGGAAAAGAGCTTTCTGGTGGAATAAACCCAGTCATTGTCGTGATAAAGGGCGTACTGGGCCGGGGTGAGCTGGGTTTTGCGTGAATCAAGCCACCTGCGGGTGACCAATGGAGAGGGGTTTTTGCCGCGCAGGTAGTAAAAATAGAGGGACGGGTCGAGCTTTTGCTCTGAAATCTGGTATAAGTGGTACAAAATGTTGAGCTGGGACGATACTTGGGACGGAAGGATGATCTGTCCGTCACGCGGGCCTGTCTGAGAGGCCAAAATATTGTAGATACCTTCGTCGTCAGGGGCCGCATGGATTTCGTCAACGATGGCAATGTCGATTCCATACCCCCACGCGGCCGCTTTTGATGAGGAGAGAACGGTTACAACGGAGTTGGTGCGTGGGTTTCGTACTTCTTTGTCGAGGATATTCTCTGCTTCAACCGCTCCTGCGATCTCCGGCGAGTATTTCACCATTGATTTGAAGGTATCGAAGACGACCGATGAGGCTTGGTCCTTACTGTTTGAAGCCACAACCCCCTGAACATTAAAGTGGGTCATGAACCGCCAGAGCAAAATAAGAGCCGCCATGAATGTTTTCCCGTTCTGCTTGGGGATGCAAATGGCGGCGGTGGAGTATTTGAACTTATCGCCCGGTATTTTCCGGGTCACTTCCTTAATTATCTTTCCCTGATACGCCCACTTGTCCTTGAGCCTTACCTTAATGACCTTCTGCGACGATGAGGACGGGACGTACACAAGCTCATTGACGAACTTTATGATGTCCTTTTTGTACTCAAGCCACTGTTCCTGCGTTACTGCCATGGATTACTCGAAATCAAGCCCTTGTTTCCTGCGCTCTCTGAGCTTCTTGATGGCACCTATGCCGCGGCCGATGTCATATCCGATACTCTGCTTGGGAGCGGCGGCAGGGGAAGGGACTTTTTCCAGCTTTACCGCCGGGGAGAAGTTCGGAAGACCTTTTCGGTCGTCCTTGACAGTGCTTGTGCGTCCAGCCATGGTCACTTCCTCCTTAATTTTGGAACAGGGAGCTTTTTGAATTTCCCCGTTGAGGCGTCGAATGAAGACGGTATTCTGGTCGCTTCATATATTTGACCATACCCTTCGTCAG